ATTTCTGAATATCCTATCCATTTTGTACGAACTTTAAATACTTTACTCATGCTTCCTCCTTAATAAAAAAAGTTCTGAGTATGTCTTCGACATCTTCAACAATGTTGTTGTATTCGTCTTGCTTTTCTTCTGTATAAACTTCATCTCCATTTGGCTCAATCTTTGTGATTGGATCTAAAGATGAATACTCTAATACATAACTAGATAGCACTCCATAAAGTTCAACCCATTTTTCAGTGGGTATGGTTATTTTATTACTCATGCGTCCTCCTCTGCTTCAAATTCTAAATCACCTAAGTTTATTAAATCTTTTGCATGGTCAATAGCTTCGCATTCGTTTTCACAATCGCATACTTCTATCTCAATACTTGCAGTCACTATGTATGTTTTTTTCATGCGTCCTCCTCAATAAAAGTATCATTAATTCTTAACTTATTTACATTTGGTATTAGTGGCAACCTAGACATAGACAAAAAATTCTTTTTGGTTTGACTGCCTCCTACAACTCTTGTATATCTGTATTTTCCTTTATAAAAGTCTTTTTCTAAAGCAATATACTTAAATATTGGTTCTTTCATTTTTTTCATGCGTCCTCCTCTATTAAATCTGAACTATCTACTATTTCTTTAATCATGTCTGCTAACCAATAAACAGAACAATAAGGATTGTTTTTATTGGCTTTACAAAGTGATTGTATTTCCTCAATCATTTCTTCTTTAGTCATGCTTCCTCCTTTATTACTTTTGGATTAAATTCTGGTATCTCATAATCTAAATTTTGTTTAGATATATCTAATGGTTTTTGATAGCTACATAATTTTTCATATAGAGGTATTAACTCTCTATCTGATTGCATTCTATTGCTTACCATTTCTATTAATTCAAATAGTTCTTCTTCATTTATTTTTATTTGCATTTCAACACCTACAAAATTTAATTATTTCTTGGTCTATCTTGGGCGATAGTTCTTCTAATATGTTGATACCGCCTTGATACCTAGTAAAAAATTCACACGACCAACCATCAGATTTAAAAGAATAATTATCAGATGGTTTGCCAATTGCGTTTTCAATCACACCTATAACATTTAGTGCGAGTCCTTCGTACTCTTGATCTAGATTATTAAAGTCTAATCCGAACATACACCAATCATTTATATCTTCTGGATATTCATTAACCCATTCATACTGCGGATTAAGTTCATCATCAAGGTTTGGTTCAAATAAATCAGCTTTATTTATCAGCCAGAGCAAGTCTTCATGGTCTGTTTCATAGCCAAAATGAATACAACCCCCTCCACTATGGAAGGGGAATAGTTTTTCATTTTTGCTTAGTAATTGTTTGCTAGTGTCTTTCATTAGGCGACCTCATCTCTCCATTGAACAATGTTTATTTTATTGAATGTTTCTATATCAAAACCTTCAAATTGTTTTTCTATTCTCTCTCGGTAGTTTGCAACCAAAGAATGAGCGTAAAAAACCGATTGTTTTAGATGTAAAAATCCTTTGATACTTGGTTCTTCCTTTGAATTTAAAGCACTAAAGATGTGATGAACACACCAATACTTAGAGCAAGTAATAGGACTAAAAACATATTCAGCGTTAGCATAATCTCTATGTCTTTTTTCATAACCCTTTTCAAGATCGAGAAGTTCTGTTGCGTAGTGTCGCCAATCGATATTATCAACCGCCCAAACTAAACGTCTGTAAGCATCGTTGATTAGTTCTGTTTGTTTAGTTTTACTCATTATTCTTCCTCCTTCCAAGACGTAGAATCTGGAAATATATCAGCATATAATTGAGCAACTGCAACCATTTCTGGAAACAGTTTCTTAACTAACTCTGTATTTCTGCCATCAAGACTAGATATTGCCTTGTGTATTTGGGTTATAGCTTTGCTTAGTTCTGGTGTTCTAGTAGACGCAAAACCTTTGTCTACTAAATACATTGCTACTAGATCGTCAGTAGCTTCAAAGTAATTTATATGTTCATTACTTTTATTTGGTTTGTAATAGTCTGTCATTATTTGTTCTCCTTATTAACATACTCTAAAACTTCGTTAAAATATGAGGTGTAAAGTTCTTCCGACTTTTCCCCCATTCCATATTCATCAGCTTTCATAACCGAATATATCCAATCTTCAAAACCAGATAAATCCTTATGTCCTATACCTAGATAATTCTGTTTTCTCTCTTTGAGTAAAGGCGAATTAATCCAGATGTGATAGCCATTGAATTCAAAACTAGGAAGTTCATCATTACCATAAGAAACATTTTCCCAATCTTTTGGAATAGGCAAATGCTTATAGTATTCTTCCCAATACAAGTTTCCATATTTATCTCTTTTCATTTTTGTTTTTTTCATAGATTACTCCCTAAAAAATAATTAATTAATACAAGAATTATACATATTTTTACATAAAATTACATACATATTTTAGATAATAAAAGTTAATAAATTTTTTCGTATTTAATTGATATAGATTAATAAACACGATTTCGACCCCCTCGCACACATAATCAAAATGTTTTCGGTTTCGTGCGTGCGATCTGCGGTTTATGAAATAAAAAAAAATCCGATCTGCAATTTCCAGATCCGAAAATTCGCCAGATCAATTGCGATTTGCGATTTATGTATATAAAAAAAAAGAAACTCCTAGATCCGAAGATCTAGGAGCACCATTAGGAGAACAAATTTGTCGAGAGAGTTCGACAAGTGCGAGTTTAACATTATAAATGTGCGGATTGCTACTTATTTAAATCTTCCGGGGCAATTCCCGGGGCCGCGTTTTTTCATCTGGCTACAAAAAAAAGAAGGCCCACTAGAAAAACTAGTGGACCTAGGGGGGATGTGCGACCAAGTTTGTATTAGGGAGAGCTTGGTCGCACGGTTTTGGAAACTAACCATTCTTCCATGTCAATTCTTTGAAGTCATAGCCACTCAGAACATCAGAAACTAAGAATCCCCATTCCATGTGGTACAAAGTACCATCATGGTCTGAGTCAAACTCGCCATATTTCTCCTGATCTGACCAGTAGCCACCATAGACACCGCCATCCAATTCTTTTTTATCTAGAAAGAATGAATAGTCCATGAACCCGGAACTATTGATGTGAGCGTACATTTCAAAGGTCCCTTCTGCGAGTTCCAGCTTGAAATTGTAAGGACTTGCGTCTTCCTCTGTTCTATCTAAGTACGCGTCATCCATTGCTCACCTCCAAAAATTCAAAGTCGCCTTCGTCTTTCATCAATTGAATTAACCTTTCTTTGGCTTTGTTAACCTCGTCCTGATCAAACTCTTTAATTTCTTTTGACGCTTTTATGGTGAAGTCTTCCCCGGAACTTTCATCGCCAATGAAAAAATCTTTGGTAAAGAAAGAAAAATAAAGGAATGAATAACCTCCAAATTCATCTTCAATCCTTTCGTTAAAGCGATAGACATCTGTATTCATATTGTCACAGATGATGTCGCCACTCTTATCACAAATTATATTTCTCATATTTCTCCTTGTAGTTTTCTTAAATAATTAAAAATTTCTTGAATGGTTTCAAGACCTAATGTTTCGTAATGTTCTGGAGGTGTATGTAGTTCCTCGTCAATTACCTCATAAACTACAACGTGCCATTTATCGCCTTCATAGTTCTCGGTAATTTCAATATGAAAATTAGTGTTTGGTTCTTTATCCTTGGATATAGAAATATCAAAAGTTAAACTCATTTGTACTCTCCTGATCTCTCAAATTTATCTTCGCCGACCCGGATAACAAAGCCAACCTCTAACGCTTTCTTTAATAATTGGTCCTGGTCTAGTTCAAAATTAAAACTAGGTGCTTGTTCCAACCATAAAGATTTTTTTGTATATATCATAATTCCTCCTAATGAAATTGATTGATATAGATATATTATACAAAATGAATTATAATGCAACTATGAATTTAAATAAATTGAATAGAAAAGAAAAACTAGATTTTATCCTAGCTACTAGGGGAATAACTAGAGACGATACATTTATGTTAAATGAATACGCTTTAATGTCTGATAGTGAATTAGATATTGAATTCGATTATTACTATAACTGCACATACTAAGGAGAAAAATTATGAAATATAAAATAGTTAGATTTTATCGAGACGAAAACCACCCGGACAATAGGAAGGTTATTTTAAGAGGGCTAACTGAAGAGGAAGCCCAGGACCACTGCCAACAAGAGTACACTCGCGAAAAGGGTGTTTGGTTTGATGGCTATACCGAAGAATAAATGTAGTAAGTAGTCCCACTACATGAAAAGGGCGCCTTGATCGGGCGCCCTTTTTTTTGGGGAAGGATTTGCGATTTGCGGTTTTAAATAATAAAAAAAATCTGCGGGCCGCTATTTTAAATTGCGACTTAAAATTTCAAAGTAAAGCACCGCCAGAGCAAGAGCCAGACCAAATGCTAGACCCATCACAAATATTGCCCAACCAGCCATGACTGTAAACATGTGTGCTTGGATTAGGTAATGTCCCAGGATGAAAAAAATAATGGCACCTCCAACCGAGGTGCCGAATGCTATTAAAGTTATTTTCATAATGCCGATGCCTCCCACAAGATCTTGCGCTTTTCTTCAAAGCTTTCATCTTCGATGTTCCAACAAAGCCAACCACCGAAAAAATAAAGAGTCTTGCCATTTATTTCTTGCGGTTTAATGGCCATGATTTCGTCAGCAAAATTGCCATCACTGCCATCATCTATATCTGGATATTGCTCCCAATTTTCAAGACAAAGTTTTACATATCTATAAAACTCTGCTCTCTCCATATAAGGCATTGCCCACCCATTCCAACCACGACAATCTGCGTCTAGCCAACAATCGTAAATTAGTTTGGGGTCTTTGGTTTCATAATAGTCATCAAAGCAAACTTTACTTCGAAACAATTTAGGTTCTTTCATAATTTCTTCTCCTATGAATGATTAATTATTAGTTGATTCTATATGTACATTTAGTATAATTCAAGTATTCATTTTAATTAATCAATAGGAGAAGAAAATGGAAAAATTAGAAAAACCAGATTTTACAAAAGTCATCGATAACGATGCTATTGAAAATCTAACCGATGAACAAATGAAAGAACTTGAAAAAGTTCTGAGCAAAATCAAATACTAAGGAGGCAGTTATGGGAGCAAGAGCAACAATAACAATGATACCTAAAAGAATGACCGAAGAAGAAATGGACAAAGAAGGATTTTATTCTTGTCCTTCTATCTATGTTCATTGGCACGGTGCAATGGTTGAACAACTATTAGACAAAGCCAAAGAAATAATGGGCGATAGACTCGGAGACGAAACTTATACCTTTGCAAGACTTGTTCAAGTCATAGCAAACGAAGTAGATTGTTTCGAAGATTCCAGAAGATATGGAAATTTATCTGTTGGCGTTGGTACTTATGGCACAGTAAACGCTGGGGATGATTACGGAGATTATTTCGTGGATGGTCATTTGAATATACAAAACCACGTCAAAGGGGATTGGCAAGAGTAAACCCTCCTATGGTGGAAAGGGCGACTTCGGTCGCCCTTTTTTATTTGTGCGACTGCGAATTTAAAATCGATCGCCAGACCTAATGTGAGCTCAAGATGCTGAGGCCGCGGACATTTATTTTTTTCTAAAATAATAAACTCTTTATGACTAGGAGGACTTAATTTTTTAATTTACCAGGGGGATAAGTGGTTGCACAAAATGTCTAAACATGTTAAATTTATTACATAAATTAATCCAAAACACCATAGGAGGTCAAAATGGAAAATTTAAAACAACTAAAGGATGCGATACTTTTAAAACAAGAATTGCAACAAGATAAACAGTTCAAGAAGATTAGTTCTCTAATCAATCAATGCGACAGTGTGATTAGGGCTTTTACTAATGAGCAAAAAGAAAAGCTAAAACCTTTCTTGAAGTTTACTAATAGTGGTATTGCCATTTCTGAAAATCAGCAAAATAAAATATCTCAAAAGTATGGGATAGAATTGGTATCTGACAAAACCAAATCGACCAATAGATTTGCTGTTCATAATCAAATTGGTAATTCAGAAAATGTTAAATACTATTTAAGTAAAAGAAAGCCGACTAAAGTGCCGACGCTTACTGCTAGTGGCTTTGCTATTTATCATGATAGTGAGAAGAGCATCTTCTAAAAAAATAATTCCTTTGGAAAGCCGAGCGTTTTTTGCTCGGCTTTTTTTTTGCACCCCCCACCCCCCTATAAATCGCGCGTGTTTTTTTTTCTATATATAAATAACAATCGATATGTATAATTACAAAAAAATGAAAAGGGACCCCTATCAAATCTAAGATAGAATATTGAAAATGAAATTAGATCACTTAAATGACGAGACGATAAAAGAAATCTTAATGATTCAAGATCGTCTGAAAGTTATAGATGCTAAATCAGAATCAAGAGACTCCTTTTTGGGCTATATAAAACACGTCTGGCCTGAGTTTATCGAAGGGGAGCACCACCGATTATTCGCGCAAAAGCTAGAAGATGTTGCGAAAGGCAAAATTAAAAGATTAATTGTCAACATGCCGCCCAGACATACCAAGTCTGAGTTCGCTTCAGTCTATTTCCCTTCTTGGTTTATGGGACTCAAACCAAATACCAAGATTATGCAGACCACGCACACTGCCGAATTATCTGTGAGATTCGGTAGAAAGGTTAGGAACCTTATGGATCAGAACGAATATAAACAATTATTTGATGATTTCGGTTTATCTGCCGACTCCAAATCAGCTGGGCGATGGGAAACCAATAAAGGTGGCGAATACTTTGCGGCAGGTGTGGGCGGAGCTATTACTGGGCGTGGTGCCGACCTTTTGATTATTGATGACCCTCATTCTGAACAAGATGCTATGTCGCCGTCGGCGTTAGAGAATGCTTGGGAGTGGTATTCTTCTGGACCGCGACAAAGATTACAGCCGGGAGGCTCAATCGTAATCGTGATGACGCGTTGGAGTACCATTGATCTTACCGCTAAATTAATTAAACGTATGTCTGAAGATAGTGCTGACCAATGGGAAGTACTAGAGTTGCCAGCGATTATGGATTCTGGCAAACCACTTTGGCCTGAATATTGGAAGATCGAAGAATTGGAAGCTGTTAAAGCTTCTATTCCAGTAGCCAAGTGGAATGCTCAATACATGCAGAATCCAACCAGTGAAGAGGGCGCAATCGTTAGAAGAGAGTGGTGGAATATCTGGGAAGATGAAGAGCCACCACCAGTTGATTACATTATTCAGTCTTACGATACCGCTTTCTCGAAAAAAGAATCGGCTGACTATTCAGCGATTACTACTTGGGGTGTGTTTCGTCCGAGTGATGATGCCCCGGATTCAATAATTCTTTTGGATTCTAAAAAAGGTCGTTGGGATTTTCCAGAACTCAAGGGAATCGCCTACGACGAATACCAAATCTGGAGTCCCGACATGGTCTTGATTGAGGCTCAATCGAGCGGGACTCCTTTGACCCAAGAACTGAGAATGATGGGCATACCTGTAGTTAACTTCCGACCCTCGCGAGGTAACGATAAAGTTACTAGAATGCACTCGGTAGCACCGATGTTTGAAGCGGGTATGGTTTGGGCGCCAGAGATGGGGTTTGCTGATGAACTTATCGAAGAATGTGCTGCGTTTCCGTTTAGTGAACACGATGACTTAGTGGATTCCATGACACAAGCTTTAATGAGATTTCGTCAAGGTAATTTCATCTCGCTTGATTCCGATGAAGTTATGGAAGATAATGACTTCACGAATAGAGTTTATTACTAGAGGAGTAAAACATTATGGCTAGACCTAACTCAGCATCAGCGAAAAGAGCTGCGGCAAATAGAGAAAGAGCTAAAAAAATTCAAGCAGCTAATAAAGCTAAAAAAACTGCTGCCCTTGAAAGAGCAAAAGGCTCAACAAAAAGAGTTCAACAAAGAAGAAAAACTACTACAGCTAGAGTAGCTAAAAAAACAACTCCTAAAAAAACACCAGTTAAAAAAACAGTAGCTAAAAAAACAGTAGCTAAAAAAACAACTCCTAAAATACCTGGAAGACTAGGCAGGATAGCGGCTGTTGCAACGGCTATTGGAGCTCCAATAGGTGTAGCAGTATCAAATGCTTTTAGAAAAAAAGATCCTACTTTCGGTGAAACTTTTAAAAAAGCTAGAAAAGAAAAAGGACCTATGTCCACTTTTAATTACAAAGGCAAAAAATACAGCACAGTTACTAAAGACCAAGTTGAAAAAGCTGGGCACAGCACTTTAAGATCTTATCTAAATGCTGGCGGTAAAAAGAAAAAAACTGGTTTAACAACTAAAAGAAGAAAAACTGGCGGACCACCTTTAAGACGTAGGAGATAATTATGTCAATAACAAAATTAGCAAAAGCTGCGGAAAAAATAAGAAAAGCAAGATTAAAAAAATCTGAAGAAGCGTCAAAAAAAGTTAGAAAACAAGGAAAGGATTACGATAAAAAAATAAAGAAAAATATAGTAAAAGATATTTCTAAAGGAAAAAAGCCAGCACCTACTAGTATGCCGGGTCAACCAAAAAAACCCATGTCAAAAAATAAAAAACTTGGCGCTTTAACAGAAGGTGTAAAAAAGAAAAGAAGAGACGCTAGAGTAAAACGTATGGAAGGAGCGGGTCCTTTAGGTTTAAAAAAACCTAAAGATGAAATACCTTTAAAATTTGGCGCAGGTGGTGTGGTTAAAAAATTAGCTTCAAGTTTAACAAACAAATACAAACCAAAGTTAAAAAATCAAAAAGAAGATTATGGTCTTTACAGCAAACAAGATTATTCTGATGTAATTAAAAATTACGAAAAAACTCAAAAGAAAATACAAAGAAACAGAAAAGTAGCAGGCACCGTCGGCGGAGCAACAGCTGCAACTGTAGTAGCGAGCAACGTCAAAGATAAAAAATAATTTCTTATGTCAAAGAAGATTGAGGATCTCTCTTACGAAGAGACCGTAGAGAAGATTACCAATATCACAACTTATCTAGAAAAAGATAATCTATCTCTTGATGAATCTATCGAAGCATTTGCCTACGGAGTAAAACTTAGCAACCATGCTAAAAAATTGTTAAACTCTGCTGAAGATAAAATGAAAAAAGTCTTAGACAAGGAGCACGTAGATGACTCAAAAAAACTCGAAAGTAAAAATATATTTGACTGAGTTTAGAGTTCAGGGTGAGAACACAATTTACGAAGGACCTAATATATTTGCTAGTAGCTCGGAAATAGCAGAAAATATAGCGGAACAGATGGGAGTTACTGTAGTTGGGGAATTACAAGATATAATTTCTCTTTACGATGACTTGTACGAAATATTTGATAAAGATGAAAGAGTATTACACTAATGGCAGATATAGATAAAGCAATAGGTTCTGATGATCTAATAGATTTAGAAGTAGATAATCAAGACAAAGCAATTAACGTCGAAGTACCAGAAGACATCGAGATAGATTTATCTGTCTTCGAGCGCGGGGAAGATGGAACCCTAACCTTTGGTTCGGTGTTAACGCCAGATTTATCAGAACAATTCAACGACAACTTAGCTGAATATTTAGAGCAAGATGAGCTCGATAATATTTACAGTGATTTAGTTGACGCCGTAGAAGCAGACAAATCCTCGCGACAAGGTTGGGAAGATACTTACAAGGAAGGTTTAGAAACTTTAGGAATGAATTATGAAGAAAGGTCACAACCTTTCGAGGGTGCCTCTGGCGTTATGCATCCATTGTTAGCAGAATCGGTAACTCAGTTTCAAGCACAAGCTTACAAAGAAATACTACCATCGAATGGCCCAGTAAGAACTCAAGTAGTTGGTGCAAAAAATCCAGACAGTGAAGCGCAAGCTGGTCGTGTTAGTGAATTCATGAACTATCAATTGATGAATGTCATGGAAGAATACGATACTGAAACAGATCAAATGTTATTTTATTTACCATTGTCTGGTTCGGCATTTAGAAAAGTTTACTACGATCAAAATTTAGGTCGTGCTGTTTCTAGATTTATTCCAGCAGAAGATTTAGTTGTGCCTTACGCTACAACTGATATTTACAGTGCTGGCAGAATTACCCATATCGTTGATATGTCTATGAACGATATTAAAAAATTACAACAAGCTGGATTTTATCGTGATGTAGATATTTCTGATTCAATGATAGTTGATACTGATACTGATTCTATTCAAGAAGAAATAGATGAATTGCAAGGTGTCGAACCTAGCTATGGCGAAAGCGATCAATGTGAACTTTATGAAGTACATACTGACTTGGATATTCCAGGGTATGAAGATGTAGATGCTGAAGGTGAACCTACAGGAATTAAATTACCTTATGTAATTACGCTTTCAACTACCACTAACGAAGTATTATCAATTAGAAGAAACTACAGACAAAACGACCCATTGAAAAAACGCATAAATTATTTTGTGCACTATAAGTTTTTACCGGGTTTAGGTTTCTATGGATTTGGGTTAACTCACATGATTGGTGGGTTATCAAAAGCGTCAACATCTATCTTGCGACAGCTGATAGACGCGGGCACATTATCTAACTTACCAGCTGGATTTAAGGCTAGAGGTATTCGTATCAGAAACGATGACCAACCTTTACAGCCGGGTGAGTTTAGAGATATGGATGCTCCAGGCGGGAGTTTAAGAGATGCTTTTGTCCCACTGCCATTTAAAGAACCATCTGGTACTTTACTTAATCTACTAGGTACCTTAGTAGATAGTGGCAGAAAATTTGCAGCCTTAGCTGAAATGCAAATAGGTGACGCTAACCAAAACATGCCAGTTGGTACTACCGTAGCTTTACTAGAGCGTGGTACCAAAGTCATGTCAGCAATCCATAAAAGATTGCATTCTTCACAAAGATTTGAATTTATTTTATTAGCCAAAGTATTCGCTGATTACTTACCACCAGAATATCCTTACATGAGTTCTGCTGGTGACGGCATGATTAAACAAATGGACTTTGATGAACGCGTAGATGTACTACCAGTTTCAGATCCAAACATTTTCTCTATGAGTCAGCGTGTTATGTTGGCTAATGAAATATTACAAGTCGTAAATTCAAACCCAGAGATTCATGGCATACAAGGTATGTATGAGGCCTATCGCAGAATGTAT